TACACATATCATCGTTTTTAGGGTGAACATACTCTCATTTAAAAAATAATACGTCAACAGCGGGAAAGTAAAATAAGACATTGTAAAGATTAGAAATCTCGGGCCCCACACTTCGCCCCACTCTTCGTAACAAAGTTTAATGCCATACCAAAAACATATACCGGTAGGCACAGAGAATAACACAGCAGCCAAGAGTGGCTTGTCTTTCCACCAGTCCCATACAAATTGTGAATTTAACTGAAACCAGCCGAGAGTCTGTCCCAGTGCAAACAAAAAGCATGCAAATATAATATTAAAAGTTGGCAACTATCACCTCTTTAGCTCTATTTTTATGTACTGTTCTCTTTCCATATTTGTCGACCATAATTGTGTTGCAGCCCTCGAAAGAAGATATCACCCTAGGATTATAGTTGTATGTCATTACAATTTTCTTTGTGGTTTGTTGTTTACAAAGTTCGATGAATTCCCTGTGTTCAATAGGGGTTTCTTCAATGGCTATATTTTTTCCGTGCTCAAACAATCCATAATTAAAGCGCCCCGCGGGGATCATATAATAATCGGCTGATGAATCATTCTTTATGTGGTTTATGATATTCTCTTTTAACAAGGTTATGTGAAAATTTTCTGGTGGTTGGAAGTTCCTTAGTTTTGAAGTTGTCGTAGCGTGAAGTTTGTTAAAATCTATTTCACCCGAAGAAATCATGCCACTCTCGGAACACCTGTTTAGAGTAAAGAATAAAGCTGATTTTATAAATGGACTTTTACTCTTGTGCCAAATCTCTTGCAAAACCGGATACATAGCCTCATTGTCAAACTTAAACGCTTCTGATGACACTATATCATATATTTTTCTAGGGTTGTGCATGGCACATTTCCAAAAAATATATACCGGCTCGCTTATTGTATGTGAATTAATAAATCTACCATTATTACACAACGCGAATTCCATCTTGCCGTCGTAAAAAGCATATGTGTTTACCACAGCGCCACGTGGAATAATTTCTTTCAACGTCGTTGTGCAGTTGTTGGTTTTGATATTATCTACTATCAGAGACATCTTCAACACCTTCACTAATATTTTCAAGCTTTTCTCTGAACGATGCTAATTTCTGTTGTAAGTCACCGGATGGAAGCATTTGTTCTATGCTTTCTAAACTGTGGTTTGGCTGAGCTTGTTGTGGTTGTGCTTCTTGCACCATCTGTTGTGTTTTGTATGCCATGTATGATCTTACTATGTTACTCACATCTTGTAAAATTGAATCAACATTATGCAACTCCAAACGAATACGATCGATTTGTTCATAGCAATCCATAGAAAGATAATTTTCAGGCTGTGTTTTATCTGAACTAATTCTCTGTAGGTCTGAGAATGCTCTTTCTACTAACTTAGACACTTCTCCTTCCAGTTCTTCTAACTTTACAGAATATTGAATATTTACTCTTTGGGACATGTTTTAACCTCTCAACAATGTTTTGGTTTCATTTAAAGACTTTTCTACCACATCAGGTGAACCGACCACGATTATTTCTGTACCTGTGTGACCTCGATTGATAGTCAGCTTGGTAAATCTGTGGGAATTCGACAGGTTCGGTGGCAGCTCTCCTTGTTCGTTGAGTCTCTGCATTCGAGATTCTTCTCTAATCATGACAACGTGTTCTGGATTTATAAAAATCTCCCTCAAGGTATATTGAGCGCCCGTTGTCAGTGCAGCATTTTTGTGTATTTCTGTTAATTTAACTAACATGATGGATTCTCCATTGGATATACGTGTTTTCTCTGGACGCTCCAGTCGCCATCGACATAAACTTGATAGATTTGGCTTTCTCCACTCAAATATAGGCCGGTGATTGGCTTATCAGTTACGAGCATCTTCATTCCGTTTTCTGT